TGGTAAACCACAGGGTGTTAGTATTTCTTTACAAATGCAAGAAATGCAAATTCAGACTGCTGAAGATTTTGGAGCTGAAAGACCTGCACAGTCTGAGGCAACCGCGCTTTATGATATGGAAGCTGATATTCTAAATAGAGCTGCAACTGGGCGAGGATTCTGATGAAGTATTTTGAAAACTTTCCAACAATTAATTACGAGGGATATAGTGTTAAAGACATTACTCGTAGAAACAGTTTTACCTCGATATTTGCAGACAATCCATCTCTTTACTTACCGTTTACTGTTAGGGAAGGGGAAAGGCCTGAGGATATAGCAAACTATTATTATGGATCTACCGACTACACTTGGTTGGTATATATGGCAAACAATATTATAGATCCATATCTTCAATGGCCTATGGCAGAAGCAGATTTTAATAATTACCTTATTGAGAAATATGGTGAACAATCTGGTCGCGTTGGAGACGAGGTAGTGGAATGGACAAGAGAAGATAATGGCGATAACATTATCTATTATTACAGGGTAGCATAATGGCAGTTGACATCATTAAACTAGCGCCGGAATCGTTCCAAACAATTTATTTGCGCAAAGAGGACAGAGTAATTTTACGTACAGAACAAGGTCGTAAAATTATTATTAAACGTATTATTCCAAATGAATGGAAAGCTTGGAAAGTATATGACCAAGAATTATATGATAATGAAAATAAAAGAGAAATCTTTTTAATTGATAAAGGTATGTTACCATTGATTACAACAGAGTTTTCACGAAAAATTAAAAGTTAACACATGGCAGAGCATAACCCATCAGCATACGAAATTTCTAAGTGCATTATTACCTCATATGACGGAACAACGAGTAGAGATATTACTTCAAACTTCGTCGGTGGTTTTGAACTATTCCAATCTATGTTTTCAACCAGCTACAGTGGTGTATTAACCATTTTAGATGGTGCTGGCGTGCTCGATGGTTTACCGATACGCGGAGAAGAAACTTTAGAATTAGATATTACTACATTTGACCAAGGCGAATATAAAGTTTCACTTGTTGCTCATGTATGGAAAATATCAGATATTAGTCCTTCTGCAAGCAGTGACTCTGTGACATATAACTTACATTTTATGTCTAGGGCGTCATTTTTTGCTTCAACAAATACTAACATTACTGAAGGATATAAAACTTCAATATCGTTTGCCGCGCAAAAAGTTTTTAACAAGTATTTTGGAAGACTTTCTAGCGATAAAAATTATTTTATAGAAGGCACGAATAGAATTAAGCCATACCAAACGGCGAGTATTCCAATTGAAAACGAAGAAGGACGTAACTTTGTTGTTCAACCAACTGTCGGTATTACTCATATACTTATTCCAGACTTTGCAGGCCAAGAGGCTATGTACATGCTTGCATCCCGTGCTTATAATCCTGACACACCATCGCTTACATATAGATTCTTTGAAACTTTTGAAAACTTTTATTTCTGCACCGATGAATATTTTATAGCAGATGTTACAGAAGACGAAGTAGTTAATTTATTTTATGCGCCTGTTATTGATTATGATGGCGCACCCGAGGCTCAAACCCAAAGAATCGAATCACTAGAAATTATATCTAAGGGTATTGACACTGTAACAGATATTTACTCAGGATCATATCGCAGTAAGGTTACAGAAATTGATTTAGTTAGAGGCGCGGTTAATTATGTAAACTTTAACTATAGCAGCGAACAGACTGGACCACGCTATATTGATATGTCTGGTAATCCGAGGGATATGAATTTTAATCCCCATACAGAGCAATTCAGAAATGATATGTTCAGAGATGATAATGCCAAAACATTTACTATTTTTAGAGATTATTTGCGCAATGGTGATATACCTAGTTCTTTACGAAACGATCAGCATTTATCAGAAATTGTCCAAAACAGAACTTCATATTATTACCATTTAAACAATACATCTTTGGGCGCTTCACTGATGGGTCGGCTTGATTTAAGGCCTGGTCAAATTGTAAATTTAAATTTATTATCTTTATCTGGTTTAGACCAAGGGCAAGGATTAAATAAAACTATGTCTGGCAGATATTTAATTCAAGCCGTAAATCACTCTTCAAATAGTGAAGGAAGTTTGGTAACACAACTTAGAATGGCTAAGTTTGATTGGAGTGCGCCAGGCGGGCAGCAACAACCTTCAAATACTGCAGCACCAAGAGGAACTTAAATAATGACAGGTATTGCAAATCCTTTATTTTTCGTTGGCGTTGTTGAAAACAACAATGACCCAAGATATGAAAGCAGAGTGCAAGTAAGAGCGCTTGGTATTCATGGTACTAAAAAAGAAGTTCCAACAGAGATGCTGCCGTGGAGCATTTTGGCTAAAGGCGATTATGATGCAAACGGTGCTATCGGTAGTGGTATTCCAGAAATTAATAACTTCGTATTTGGTGTTATGCTCGACGGACGCGATGCGCAACAACCACTTATATTGGGTTTAATTCCTACACAGTTCGCGACTAAATGGGGTGAGCCTGGAGGGCCGGGCGAGCTTTGGGGTAATGTACCTCCTACAAGTGCTGGCGAGATCACATCAAGAAGTACTGCACCTGAGCAATTTGGCCAACCTCAATCTGATAGATTATCGCGTGCAGAAAATCTTGAAGAAACATATGTTTTACAACAGGAAATGGGTAGAACTATGAATATACCCAGCGCTGACGGTGGAACGTTTAGCGAGCCAGCAACAGCATATGACGCATCACCGACGTTTAATAAAGTAATTAAAGTTGGAGACTCTAGCATTGAAATTGATGGATCGCCAGGCTCTGAACGAATTATGATTCACCACGGCGAAGGTTCTTATATTCAAATTGATGCTAATGGTTTAACAACTGAAAAGACTGTTGACGATAAGTATGAAATTATTGACGGTAAACAACACGTTTCGGCTGGTCGCGGTAGTAATGTTACTATTGTTGGAAATGCCTATGTTAAAGTTGTTGGAAATAAAACAGAAGAAATTACTGGCGACCTACAAACACTGGTACACGGCAATCATTTATTATCAGTGGGTGGCCAGTCAACACATCAAGCCGGTGTTCAATTACAATTTAGAGCTGCAGATATTAAAACAGAAGCAAATGTTGGTACCTTTTCTATAAAGGCTGCTAAAGAAATGCAAATTGAGGCTGGGCAAGGTGTGTATTTCAAATCAAATAAAATTTGGATGGAAGCCTCCGATACGTTTAATGTTAAAGGCAATGAAATGTTTATTAATGGAACATCAGATTTTAATATTAAAGGAGACGCGGTTCTTGTCTTGGGCTCCGATGGAGAGCTTTCAGTAAGAGGTACAACCGTTCATATTGATGATTATGTAAACATGGCTAATGGTGATGCTTTACCAGCTTTTCCCGCAGAAGGATCCAAAGGTGCAACCGCGGTTGAAGCGCCAGAACCACCAGCACAAAGTACAGATATCGGCGGTAGCTCTGGTCAGTACGATCCTAGTAGTAGAGGCACGGCTGGTGCTGCTTCTCAAGATGATAGAGAAACATCAACTGGTAATAATTCTAATTCATCATTCCCGGCTGGTGAAATTTCAGCAGTGTTGCAGTCACATGCAACGCCATTATTAGAATACATTGGTAATTTAGAAAGCCCGCGCGGATATGACGCAGTCTTGGGTGAAATTACTCAATCACGCCAACCTCCAAAACAACTTACAACTATGACTATACAAGAGGTTTTAGATTGGCAGGAACGTATTGATAACGGGCCACAAACATCTGAAGCTGCGGGAAGATACCAAATCGTCGAAGATACATTGCGTGGGTATAATAACGACACATATTCAAGCCGTCAAGCAGCAATAAACGCCGGAAGAGGATCAGCGGCTCTTTATACAAAAGCAGGTCTAAGCGCCGGTGATTTGTTTAGTCCTATAAACCAAGATAAACTAGCTATGGTTTTACTTGAGCAAAGAGGTTTAAGCAAATACTTAAATGACGAAATTACTCGGGATCAATTTGCCGGGAACTTAGCTAATGAATTCGCGTCGTTACCTATAATATCTGGTCCACGAGCTGGAGAAAGCGAATACGAAGGAGTTGGAATAAACGCATCGTTAGGAGCTGAAACAGCTGATGGTAAAATCCAGGGTATACGCGATGCTATTGAAGCAGTCAAAGCTAGGGCAACAGATACTCAAGGAGGTGCTTAATAATGGCTTGTACATGTAGTCCTAAAAGTAGTAAAATGTGTGATAGCTGTTTAAGATCGGCAGCACCAAGAGTTATTGGAAGTAACGTAAAAGCAAACGGCGAGTTTACCCTCAATCAAGTTGACGAATTTGCAAGACAGTTTGAAGCTAGTATTATTGCTGATGTTGAAAATAATCCTTTAACTAAAGTAGTAAAACGTTTTGGAAATGAATTTTATGATTCGTTAAACAAAGTTAATAACGATTTTTTACAAAGACCATATGTTGTTACACAATTACCTGAATATAAAGTTATATCTGAAAGGTTAACATACGGTCCTATTACTGCTTTGGAATATGCGTCATTTTTATCAGATAGTAATTACACTCCTGGTTCTGCAATTATAAGTGGAAACGCCAATGGCTCAAAGTTTATAAGAGAGCTTGATAATTATTATAATGGTGATTTTTCAGACAGTGTATTAGGTGGATTTTGCTCTTTGTTTGCAAATATTTTTGGTGCAATTGGCGGGTTTTTTAATATACTCGGAACGGTTGGTGCATTGATTAGTGACGCTTTAGAGTTTATTTCCAAAATTAGAAATATCGAGGACCCGCTTAAAGCTGTATTTGACGCGATTAAAGTAAAAGCTCTTATTGAAGCTATTAAAGAAAAAATTGCTTCAATGATTGAAGGCACAATTCAAAAAGTTAAAGATATTATTTCAAATTTTGATGCTGCTCAAATTATGGAAGATATTTCAAGCGCTATTCAAACTAAAATTTTAGATAGAATTACAAATATTAAAAACGATATTATGCTTTTCTTTTCAGAAGAAAATATACAAAGAATTAAAGATAAAATAAAGGGAATTATTGATTATTGTATTGGTCTATTTGATAACCCGTCACTGGAAGAAATTCAATTTTTAATTGCTAGAATTTGCGCTTTTGCTACAGGAATCGAAGGTTTAGTAAAAGGTCTTAAAGCACCGCTAGATGATTTTTCAAATCGTTATTTGGAAGTTTTTAATACTTTAGAAAACGCAGGTAACAGAGTTACTAGCAAAGCAATTGAATCTGGCGCAGTTAGATATACCAGAGAAGCAAGACAAGCGGCAGCAGACCAAACACGACAAGTTTGGCGAACCACTCAACCGTCAAATTATGTTCCACCTAGACCTGAGGAATTACAAGGATTACCGACATGGGAAGAAGTTTTGGCAGGGACTAGTTGGATTAAAATCAAGCCTGGCGCTGGTTATTTAACCAGACCAACTGCTCAACCCGCGCACGAAGCTTGGACACTTCTTACAAATGATGTAAAGATTAGAGTTAAAAGATTGCATGCAAGATGTATAAGCGAAGGTCTTATTAGTGGTCCTTTTCTAATGCTTAGTGGTTACAGAAGT